CGCGGCGCGTAGCGGAGACGGCGCGCGAATTCGACGCCGACCTGGTGCTGGCCGAGGCCAATCAGGGCGGGGAGATGGTGCGGACCCTGCTGGGGCAGGCGGACTGTCCGGCGCAGGTGAAGCTGGTTCACGCCAGCCGGTCCAAGAAGGCGCGGGCCGAGCCGGTGGCGGCGCTCTACGAACAGGGGCGCGTGGTCCACTGCGGGGCGTTCCCGGCGCTGGAGGAAGAGATGATGGCGCTGGGCGGGGAGGCGCCGGGGGGCAAGAGCCCGGACCGGGCGGACGCCCTGGTGTGGGGGCTGACGCACCTGCTGCTGGCCGGGAAGACGCAGCCGAGGCTGCGGGCGTTGTGAGCGCTTCGAACTGTAAAATTCGAATGGCAAAGCTTGTTAAAGAACGTAGGTTAGTCGGGAGTCTTTCGAACAACGAAAAGAGATCATGGTGCTGCAGAAGATACGGATGAGCTTGGTCGCAGTCTTAGTGGCGATGGGGCTCTGGGCGACAGCGGGAAGCGCCTTGGCTCAGCGGGTCGAGCATGACGTGGCGGGGACCATGACGACCATGGTCGATAATAACCCCGATCGCATCGGGCAGGTGGTTACCGCGCCCGCAGGCTATGATCGTGTGAAGCGGTTCACTTATTGGATCGAGCCGGGCGCGAGCGGTGTGACGGTGCGGCCGGCGGTCCGAGGCTATGATTCCGTCTCGGATCGCTATGCCGATCAGGTGATTGAGACGGGGCCGGACCAGACCTTGTCGGGGACGACGGCGAGGGCCGTCACGTTTGACTTCGACGCGCCGGTCGTCGCGGGCCAACAGTATATGCTGGCGCTGGAAGTCGTGAGCGGCGACGGCAAGATCGAGGTGGTCGACCCGGGCAGTTATGCTGATGGGTTCTGGCTGCAGGTCTATTTCAATTCGCCATTGCTCTTCCCGAACAAGGACGCCCGCTTCCGTGCCGAGTTCGGTCAGGCGGCGCCTGCGGCCATTCCGACGATGACGGAGTGGGCGATGATCCTGATGGCCCTGGCGATGGCCGGGGGAGCGGCGGTCGTGTTGCAGCGGCGTAGGACTGCAGCGGGTTAAACCGCTTCCGACATAATGAGGTCGAGCGTGGCCCCGGTCTGAGAAGGATCGGGGCCTTTTGCTGTCTGGAGGTTGAGAATGGGATGGTGGCGATTGCAGAGGCGCGCAGCGGAGCCGGCCTATGAGGAAAAGACATCGCGCACCGGGCCGCTGATCGCCCTGACCGGGGCGGGCCGGGCGCGGTGGACGCCGCGCGATTATGCGCACCTGGCGGACGAGGGGTTCGGCAAGAACACCGTGGCCTATCGCTGCGTCCGGATGATCGCGGAGGCGGCGGCCTCGACCCCGCTGATGGTGATGGTCGGGGGCGTGCGCAGCGCGGACCATCCGCTGGCGCGGCTGATCGACAAGCCCAATCCCGAGCAGTCGGGCGGGGAGTTGATGGAGGCGCTGTACGGCGCCCTCCAGACGGCGGGCAACGCCTATGTCGAGGCGACCGGCGACGCGGACGGGGACGGGGCGCCGGACGAGTTATGGGCGCTGCGGCCCGACCGGGTGAAGGTGGTTCCGGGGCGGGCTGGCCGGAAGCCTATGAGTATGCGGTCGGCGGGCGTTCGGTGCGGATCGGGCGGCATGGCGACGGCTGGTCGCCGGTCATGCATCTGAAGCTGTTTCATCCGACGGACGATCATTACGGGTTTTCACCGCTGGAGGCGGCGGCCTTCGCCATCGACGTGCACAACGCCTCGGGCGCCTGGAACAAGGCGCTGCTGGACAATGCGGCGCGGCCGTCGGGGGCGCTGGTCTATGGCGCCAGGGACGGCGAGCGGCTGACGGCGGATCAGTTCGAGGCGCTGAAGGCGGAGCTGGGCGAGGCCCACGCCGGGGCCCGCAACGCCGGGCGGCCGCTGCTGCTGGAAGGCGGGCTGGACTGGAAGCCGATGAGCCTGACGCCGCACGACATGGACTTCATCGCCGGCAAACACGCGGCGGCGCGGGAGATCGCCCTGGCGTTCGGCGTGCCGCCGCAGTTGCTGGGGATACCCGGCGATGCGACCTACGCTAACTATCGCGAGGCGAACGCGGCCTTCTGGCGAGGGACGGTGATCCCGCTGGTGAGGAAGGCGGCGGGGGCGATGACGGGGTGGCTGGGGAGCCGCTTCGTCGATTGCCGGATCGAGCCGGATCTGGATGCGGTTCCGGCCCTTCAGGTCGAGCGGGACGCGCTGTGGGCGCGGCTGAATGCGGCGAGCTTCCTGACGCAGGACGAGCGGCGCCGGATGGCCGGGGTGGGCGAGTGATGGAAGCGATGAGGAAGATGCCCGTCGCCCTGATCGCGGCGCTGCTGGTGCAGACCATCGGCGGCCTGGTCTGGGCCGGCGGGGCGGCGGCGCGGATCGCCACCCTGGAGCAGCGCGTGGATGAGCAAAGGCTGGTCGCCGAGCGGCTGGCGCGGCTGGAGGCGCAGGGCGAAGCGACGCGCGCCGCGGTCGTGCGGATCGAGCGGCGGCTGGAGGAGAAATGATGGCGCAGGGATTTCTCCCTCCCCTTCATGGGGAGGGTGTCGGCGCAGCCGACGGGTGGGGAGGGGAGAGCAAATCGGGTCTGGCGGCTTATCAGCCAAGCCGTCCCCACCCGGCTTCGCCTGACGGCTCAGCCACCCTCCCCATAAAGGGGAGGGAGAAAGGGGCGCTCGCTATCCAAGGCTACGCCTCCCTGTGGGGCGTGGCGGACCTGAATGGGGACGTGACGGCGCGCGGCGTCTTCGCCGACAGCCTGGCCAAGACCGGCGCGGGCGGGGTGCGGATGCTGCACCAGCATGAGAGCCGCGCCGTGGTCGGCGTCTGGGACCGGATGGTCGAGGACGAGCGGGGCCTGTGGGTCGAGGGGCGGATCGAGGACTGGTCCGCCGAGGCCCGCTACGCCGCCGCCCTGACGCGCGCCGGGGCGCTGGACGGGCTGTCGATCGGGTTCAGAGCAACGAAGGCGCGGCGCGACGGGCGGCTCAGGGTGTTGAGCGCGGCGGAGCTGTGGGAGGTGTCGCTGGTGACGTTTCCGATGCTGCCGGGGGCGAAATTCCGAGTTGTTTCGGACTGACCCGGTCGAGCCTTCGCGACGTTACCGGTCTTTCAGGTCGCCGGAGATCAGGCGCCTGCGGGCCGCTTCGCCCTCAGCAGTAAGGCGGAAGTCGAAAAGAGTCCCGTACCGAACCAGGTCGATCCGACCCAGCCGCGCGGTTCTGACAACAAGGCCGTCCTGCTCCGCCTTTACAAGGGCATGATCGCGCGTTCCGGGCGTGCGGGCGGTTAGCAAGGCCGAGGTTCCGCCGTTGGCCCTCAAGATGTCGTCTATGTTCTGACTGGTCTGCCCACGGAGAAGGCGCTCGAGGAGCGAGAATATCGACATGCTCGTGATTGCTGACGGCTAGAGCGAACGCAATGCGCCGTCGCGGCGGCCGTGCACGCCAGGAGCCTCCTGGTCGTGGCCGCGCAGGGCGATGGCGCAGGACTCTGGCGTCTGGCGCGAGGCTACGGCGGGGCTTGCGCCCCGATCATAGGCCGCCCGGAGCGCGCGGCGTTCTGTTTCGTCCGCAGTCGGGGCGTGGCGGCGCAGATGGGCGGCGAAGCCCTTTTCGCCTGAGGGAGCGCTATTGAAGCGCTCGCACGCGCCGAGAGTCTCGAACAGGCGCGCCTGCAGGGAAGCGTCGGCGGAGAGGCGGCTCTGTTGAGGAGGCATGGCGGCTGTTTCCGACGTCGCGCACGACGGAAGAAGGGCGGCGGACAGGGCGACCATGACGAGTTTGAGCATCAATCCTTCCTGCATGAGCCAGGACGCTAACACGCCTGCGCGAAGGCGCAACAAGGGCTGTGACGCGACCTGCTGAAGCAAGATCGAGACGCGGCCTTGCAGCCGCGTCTCCAGCCTAACCGCATCCTGCGGTTCTAACATCGGAGACATCATGAAAGAGACCAAGACCGTCTCGGGTCATCCCGAGGCGCGCGCCGCCATGCATGAGATGATGGCCGCGTTCGAGGCGTTCAAAGGAGCGAACGACGCCCGTCTGGACGAGATCGAGAAGAAGGCTTCGGCCGATGCGCTGCTGGAGGAGAAGGTGGCGCGCATCGATCAGGCGGTGGCCCAGGCGCAGGCGCGCATGGACCGTGCGCTGAGCGAGAGCCGTCGCCCGATGCTGGGCGCCGAACCCGCTGTCGTGGTTGCGGCGCCGGAGGCCAAGGCGGCGTGGGACGGCTATATGAAGTCGGGCGCGTCGCATGGGCTGGAACTGAAGGCGGGGCTGTCGTCGGCGTCGAACTCGGCGGGCTATGTCGTGCCGCCGGAGACGGAGCGGGCCATCGAGCGGCGTTTGATGGCCGGGTCGCCGATGCGCGAGATCGCCACGGTGCGCACGGTGGGCTCGGGCGTGTTCAGGAAGCCGGTGTCGACGGCGGGCGTACAGGCGGGCTGGGTGGCCGAGACGGCGGCCCGACCTGAGACGGATCCGGCGACGCTGGCGCTGCTGGAGTTCTCCTCGGCCGATCTCTACGCTTGCCCGGCGGCGACGCAGAGCCTGCTGGACGACGCCCTGATCGACCTGGACGAGTGGCTGGCGGCCGAGGTCGAGGACGCCTTTGCGGCGCAGGAGACGGCGGCTTTCGTCAGCGGCGACGGGATCAACAAGCCCAAGGGCTTTCTGGCCTATGCCAATGCGGCCGAGGGGACGCAGACCTGGGGCCAGATCGGCACGGTGGCGTCGGGCGCGGCGGGCGGTTTTGCGACCACCAATCCGACCGACAAGCTGATCGACCTGATCTATGCGCCCAAGGCCCAGTATCGGCCGAACGGGCGTTTCGTGATGAACCGACGCACGGTCTCGGCGGTGCGCAAGTTCAAGGACGCGGACGGCAACTACATCTGGTCGCCGGCGACGCGGCCGGGCGAGACGGCCAGCCTGCTGGGCTATCCCGTCACCGAGATCGAGACCATGCCGGATGTGGCGGCCAACAGTCTGTCGATCGCGTTCGGCGACTTTGCGCGCGGCTATCTGATCGTGGATCGCGCGGGGGTGCGCGTGCTGCGCGACCCCTATTCGGCCAAGCCCTATGTGCTGTTCTACACGACCAAGCGCGTGGGCGGCGGAGTGCAGAACTTCGACGCGATCAAGCTGATGAAGTTCGCGGCCTCGTAAGGACGGCGAACGAGCGCCCTCTCCCCTTGTGGGAGAGGGAGGGGCACGCCGCGTGAGCGGTGGGAGGGTGAGGGGTTTCGCGCGGCAAGAACGCGCCCCCCTCCCCCGCTCCCCGCCCCCCCTCCCCCCCCGCGCCCCGGCC